GCAGCGGATAAACTCAAGATAGAAGAAGCCCCGGCACAAGAAGCAAAGCGTTCCAAGCCGTCACGGTTTGAGCAAATGCTGATGGACGAGTACGATGAGTTGCCAACATGGGATAATGATATGAGATTTCGCGTTTACAACAACAAGCCTTACCAGTTCACCGAGTTCAGGAAGGAGCGCTACCGCGAATTGATTGAACAACAAAACGAATACTGATGACACACGGCTCACTTTTTAGCGGCATAGGCGGCTTTGATTTAGCTGCCGAATGGATGGGATGGGAAAATAAGTTTCATTGCGAATGGAATGAGTTTGGTCAACGTGTGTTGCACCATTATTGGCCTGATGCAGAATTATTCACCGATATAACCAAAAGCGACTTTAAAAAATATGCAAATCAAATTGATGTTCTTACAGGAGGATTCCCATGCCAACCATATTCAGCCGCAGGAAAACGCCTCGGAAAAGAAGATGAACGCCATTTATGGCCCGAAATGCTTAGAGCAATTCGAGAAATTGCCCCGCGTTACGTGGTGGGCGAAAACGTTCGCGGCCTTACTAGTTGGAACGGGGGATTGGTATTCGACGAGGTGTGTACTGAGCTGGAAAATATTGGGTATCAAGTCGCGCCCTATCTTATACCTGCGAGCGGTGTTAATGCCCCGCACCAACGCGAACGAATTTGGTTTATTGCCTACCGTTACGCCAATGGATTCGACCAACGCCACGGCGAATATGAAATCCACACAAGTCAAACAGGGATCAATGCACTCGATGACGTTAACGCGAATGTTATGCACGCCAACGACCAGGGATTGGAAAGGGGCAAGAACAACCGAAGCTCTAAAAAATTGCGGCCGCAATCAAAAAAACAGTTTACCCGATCAATTCGCACAAGCTGGGAAAACTTCCCAACTCAATCCCCGCTTTGTGGCGGAAATGATGGGGTTCCCTCCGAATTGGACGGAATTACCGTTTCGAAATGGCGAATTGAATCAATAAAGGCTTATGGTAATGCGGTATGTCCACAAGTAGTTCTACAACTTTTTAAAGCAATTGAAGCATATGAAGCAATATGACATAGCACAGGAGAACGCACTTCTAAGAAAATTATTTATCTTAGCGGCAAAGCGTAGTATGCGCCCATCCATGGCAGATAACCAAGCGATGTGGTTAATACTTGCGGAACTTTACCAACTGACAGATAATGAACTTTACAAACTATGACCGTAGCCGAACTGCTCACCGCTCTTAACGAGTACGAAGACGATGTTGAAGTAATGGTAGGTTACTTGAACGGAAGCACGATAATGGGCACGGACTTTACGCTACTGGAATCAGTTGATCAAGAAACGCGGCAACCAATGGTGTTGCTAATGACAGAGGAATACAAACACATATTTAATTAAACACAATGAGTTACACAATGCAAGAGGGACAGTTCACCCTATTCAAGAACACGAAAGGAGCCAACAACGCACCTGAATACACAGGTGAAATCATGGTCAATGGTAAGAAGATGCGCCTCGCTGCGTGGGTTAAGGAAGGCAAGAGCGGCAAGTTCTTTAGTGGCAAGATGTCCGAGCCATTACCACCACGCACACAGGATGATGATTCACAAGGCACAGGTGATTTGCCGTTCTAATGATTACCTACCTGCCTAAACAAAACGAAGCACTGCGCGTACTGGGTAACTCACACCCGGCACGTACTGTGCTTTTCGGTGGTGGCGCAGGGCCTGGCAAATCTTTCATAGGTTGTGCTTGGCAAATCAGTAGGCGGTTTAAGTATCCAGGCACGCGAGGGTTGATAGGTCGCAGCAAATTGGACACGTTAAAAAAGACAACACTCAAGACATTCTTTGAGGTTGCGCATGTGTTGCAGTTATTACCGAATGAACACTACAAAATCAACAACCAAACGCATGTTATAACATTTGCGAATGGAAGTGAGATAATCCTGAAAGACCTATTCGCGTATCCAAGTGACCCCGAATTTCATTCATTAGGTGGTTTGGAATTAACGGATGCTTATGTTGATGAAGCTGCACAAGTTAGTAAGCGTGCAATAGATATCTTGCAATCTCGCATACGCTATAAGCTACGCGAATACAATTTACCACCGAAGATGCTACTCACATGCAATCCTTCAAAGGGATGGCTTTATAATGATTTTTACGCACCATATAAAAGCGAATCACTACCCGAGCACCTTGCGTTCATTCCATCACTTGCTACTGATAACATACACTTGCCAGATAGTTATCTTGAAACGCTAGAGCGATTGCCCGAAGTGGATAGGCGAAGGCTATTGTACGGAGACTGGGAGTATGATGAAAGCATAGACAACCTATACCAGTACGATGATTTGGTGCGCTGCTTCCGTGATGAAGAAAGCAAAGGAGATAAGTACATAAGTGCGGATATCGCACGACTAGGAAAAGACAGAACCGTGATATGCGTTTGGCATGGCTTGCACCTTATCGAGATACACGAGCTGCGTAAGCAACCCATCACAACAGTTGTAACAAATGTTCGCCAAATTTGTGACAAGCACGGAATAAAACTTAGCAACGTGATCTGTGATGAAGATGGTGTAGGTGGTGGTGTAGTTGATACGTTAAAGTGTAGGGGCTTCCTTAACGGGGGCAGGGCTAAACAACCAGACCGCTATGTAAATCAGAAAGCTGAATGCTATTTCAAGTTAGCAGAACTCATAGAGCAGAACAAAGTTGTATTTAAAGTTGATCGCTTCCGGGATGTGATAGTGCAGGAGCTGGACATGATACGCCGCCGCACGCCCGAAGCCGACGGCAAGTTAGCTGTGATTAGCAAAGATGAGATAGCCCGCATGCATGGTAAGTCTCCAGACTATGCAGATGCCATTATGATGCGCATGTACTTCGAACTATTCCCAAACTACGGCAGCTATTCGTGGGCGTAGCCTTCTCAATTTTAACAATTTTTAACAAGGTGCGTGTAAGTATTTACGCTACATTTGGCTATCAATTTAAAAACAATACACATGAAAAAAGCATCTACCATTATCCGCTACGTTATCGCAGCTATCGTAATCTTCGCAATCCTTTCTTACTGTCAAGAACTAAACGATTGCCTCGCTAAGTATTAATCAATTAAATCAATAACATGAACTTTCACAAAGACAACTTGGAAGCACTGCAGAAGTTTCAGCAGATGCTCAATGCAGAACCCGATGAATTGGGTATCGAATCTACACCCGACAAGAAAGCACGCACGCTAGTCATTAGCCACGTAGAAACCACACTCGATGAGTTATTCTTTGGACACTGGAGAACAGAGAACTTTAAGTGGGCCGTATTAGCTAATGAAGTACAGGCATCCATTGACCTTGTAGTGATTCACCCTATAAGCGGGTACGAACTAAAGCGCACAGGTGCGGCATCGGTTATAATCATGGTTGACAAAGTCCCGGATAATGTAACAGGCAGCGACCGCAATAGATGGGCATTAAACCCCGATAATAAAAAAGCCAATGCAATGGACTTAGCATTCGGTAAACTTAAAGCAGAGTGCCTTAAAAACGCTGCATTGTCATTAGGTAAAGTGTTTGGCCGTGACCTTAACCGCAAGAACAAGGATACATACAAGCCATTCAAGTTAAAAGGTGCGCTCGGACGCGGGCATGAGCAAGATGTAGCGTATGTGCGCGAACTTATCCAGCAGGCAACCGACCTCACGCAGCTGCTGAAAATCTATAAGGCTTGCAGTCCCGAAGTCCTAGCGGAAGTGGGTGATGAACTAAACGCCAAGAAAGAACAATACGGCATCGAGTAAATGTTAAAATTTGTAGCAACCGTCAGGGATATCTTGATGGTTGCTATATTTACCCCATCAATCAATAACGACATGAACAACACACTATTCAGAGCGTCACAACTTGGTAAGTTGATGACCGATGCAAGGACTAAATCAGGCCTTAGCGAAACAACAAAGAGCGCACTACTTGAAGTATACATCCAACAGCGTTACAATCGCTACAAAGAGATGAGCAACAAGTACATTGAGAAAGGTCTAGCCGTAGAAAATGATGCCATTGATATGTGGCGCAGGCACCGTGGCGAAATCGTATTTAAGAACGAAGAGATGTTTACTAACGAGTGCATCAAAGGCACACCCGATTTACTTATCAAAGATGATGAGACAGGTCTAGTGGTAAACGTGCCTGATATCAAATCTTCATGGGACATACACACGTTTATGGATGCAATGAAAAACGACATCAGCAAAGACTACTACTGGCAAGGTCAAGCATATTGTTGGCTCACGGGCGCACCACGTGCTACCTTCTGCTATGTGCTTGTAAGCGCACCAATAGAAATGATTAACGATGAGAAGTACAGACTATCTCGCAGGTTAAATCTTATTGATCCACAAGGCGACCCTGTATTCTTAAAGAAGGCAAAGAGCATTGAGCGCAACATGATTTACGATATGCCACGATTCATGCGCGAATACCCGGATGCAAACCTTGAAACGCCACGCGATGAATGGGCATTCGATATACCCATCGCTGAACGCATACATGAAAAGGTTGTGGAGTTTGACCAAGCAGCAATCGACAAGCTGCAGGAGCGTGTACCAATGTGGCGTGAATACCTTAATACTTTAGCACTATGAAAAAGCAAACAGCGGTTGAGTGGTTGGAGGAGCAAATAAATCCTGATATGAAAACTATGCAAGGTAATATAATACAAGATTTACTTGAACGCGCCAAAGCAATGGAGCGTGAGCAGATTGCGTTTGCTCATGTGATGGGGCTAATAACTAATCTAGAAATAGAAGCAACTGAACAAGCCAAAGATTATTATAACAGAACATACAAAGGAGGTGAGCAATGACTGAAGCGTTTACAACATCGTTAGTTGAGTGTGATATATGTAGAATTATGTGGGTTGCTGTTAGACCTATTGAAACAACAGAACTTGAATGTCCTAATTGTCATCATATCACATTTATTGAAGGAGGTGAGCAATGAGTACATTGGGATTTATATTTACGTACATATCATTTGCAGCATGGTTCTTTGCGGGATATGCTATTGGTAAAAATCAAAAACAAAATCAAAGGAGGTGAGCAATGAAAGCAAAAGACAAAGCATGGCAACTGTACTCGAACTATTTTGATATCATCGAGAATGGTAAGCAAGAAGGCGAGTTAGTAGAGGTACACATCAAAGCCGTAAACGCTGCTCTGTTCTGCGTGAATGAAGCACTGGCTAATGCGCCTACAGATATCGTAAATGACTTTGAAGGTACCGGGGAATACTACTCCGTCAAAGCCTATTATCAACACGTTAAAAGTGAAATACTAAAACTCAATGCGACAAAGGGTAACTAAATCAGTTGAGGTGCTAAAGCTGGAGCGCATTAACCTGCTTACCATGTTTGCTAATGCAAAGACAAAGTATCTCAAAGATAACTTGAACCACAAAATCAAATCGGTCAACAAAGACCTTTATACATTAACTAAAGAAACAAAGTGGTTATGAGTGAAGAGAAAAAAGAAACGGCACTGCGTACACTTAGCAAGTCACTACGCAAAAGATTTCAAGGCCCAACGGTCAACATATCTTGGATTGAACTGGATGCGTTTATGATGAAAGCACAGACGCGTGAAATGACAAACCTTATCAATGCCTACAACGAAGGCTACACAGATTGTAAAGCAGGACTACCAAACAAATCAGAAAATGAAAGCAACACTAACGTTTGACCTAACAGATGACCAGCACTCTTTTGATTGTGCGATCAATGGCAAAAAGTATTACGACATACTCGATGAAGTGCGGCAGCACTTACGCAGCCTTGAAAAGTACCAAGACCTCACACAAGAGCAATACGAGATAGTTGGTAAGATTCGGGAATGGATGCATACGGAGTTACTCGATGCCGGGATAGCGGATAAGTTTTAAAACCAAATAAAAATTATAATATGAATAAAGCCTTAAAAAACTACAACATGACCTTCGAGGTTTACGATGGATTACTTTACACAAAATATTTTTTTGATAAAGCTTTTTTAGACATGATGTGCAATGATTTAGAGGATGTAGATTATGATGTGATTATGCGACACATGAGAATGTTGACTCAAAAAATAAAAGAAATTGAATTAAAACATTCGCATGAAAAAGATTTACTATCTATTGACTAACCTTTCTATATCGTTGCTTCCAAAGAAAGCGGCCTAATGCCTCACCTTCCGCATCTACCTTCTCCTCACTCCACTCAGGCTGAATGTGATGCAAATACTCGTGAATCAGGACAATAAGATAGCGCATAGGTGGCAAGGTAGGGTCTATCTCTATCACGTTATCGCAATACAATCCATCAGCCTTTTCGCGTCCAAGTTTGCGCTGTATGACTTTAGGATGTGGCTTGCGTTTCATTGTGCTATATTTGTGATATAATGTGACAGTTCATTGCATTATTGTTTTTGTTATTGATTCAATTAGGCCTCACAACGGTGGGGCCTTTTTGATTATCGAATCTTACCATTTACAATCCTGTAATTACTCACTTCAAAATCTCCAGTATCCATTACCCGCACATGGGCAAAACCGTGGTGGTGCTTGTTAATGGGCATGTAGTCAGGGTGCAGCTCGCATAGACAGGCAACGCTCCAACACATTATAACCTTACCATTGATAGTTGGTTCAGAGTGGTCACTCGCCTGATGATGATGCCCACACAATGCACTGTCTTTTGTACGCAAGAACAAACCTCGCGCTATGTTTACAGGGCTGAACACGGACGCACCTAGTTCATGCCCGTGTAATATGGTCAACTTCCCGGCATGGATAATCTGCTTATCGGGAATGAACGTTATGTTGTGTTGATCTAAGTGCATGAGTGATTCAAAATTGAACTCATCCATACCTAGCAGGTCGGGTGCGTTGCGCATGATGTAATGGTCGT